ACATGGCGCATTATATGATTATGGCGTTATCCTATTGCAAAGCTACCAGTGAATTACTTCACATGATTAATGAAAGTTATCCAAGGTTTAGGCTTAAACAGGTATTTATGGAATGCAAGAAGAAAAATAACGAAGTAGTAGAATTTGAAAAAGTAAATAAGATAGACCCACAGATACTCAATGCTTTCAATGCATACGCAAATGATATAACTGAGATAATGTATTTACACATGGACAACATAGATGAAGAGAAAAAAGAACAACTAAGTAAAAAACATGAAAATCATTGACCTATTCAGTGGGATTGGAGGCTTTTCGCTCGGATTTCAGCGGGCAGGTTACCAGTTCACAGAGCACTATTTTTCAGAGATAGATAAACACGCAATCGCAAACTATAAATACAATTTTCCCCATGCCAAATACATCGGAGACATTACCACTCTTCACGGAGGAGACTTTACAGACATTGACATTATCACTTTCGGATCGCCTTGCCAAGATTTCTCACTTGCTGGAAAACGTGCAGGGCTCGCAGGAGCCAAAAGTAGCCTTATCGCGCACGCAATTGCCCTCATTGCTCACATCCGACCAGGTATTTTTATCTGGGAAAATGTTAAGGGAGCATTCTCCTCAAACGCTCGCGCAGACTTTTGGGCAATTCTCCAAGCCTTTGCCAACATTGGGGGTTATCGACTTGAATTTCAATTGCTTAATACAAGCTGGATTTTGCCCCAAAATAGAGAGCGAATATACCTTATTGGACATCTTGCAGGACGAAGTATCCCAGGAGTATTTCCTATCGGAGAAGTTACAAAAGATAGTTGTAAAAAGACAAGGAACATATACGACTATTCACGAACAATACTAAGAGGATATAAGAATAGCTCTTCTACAGGTAGTTTTATAAAGACTAAAAGCAATAAAATAAGATACTTAACTGAAATAGAATGTGAACGACTGCAAGGTTTTCCTGACAACTGGACACAATATGGCAATTACGATGGAGTTATCAAACCCATAGCAAAGACCCAACGTTATAAGCTCATAGGTAACGCCGTAACCGTGGATATAGTAGAATTAATAGCAAAACGATTAAAAATTATAAAACAATGAAAACAATCCAAGAACTCGTCCCACTTATCCAAGAGTGGGCAAAAGAAAGAAAAATCTATGAAGAGCTAACCCCTTTTGACCAACTCCTTAAGACACACGAGGAAGTAGGTGAACTCATCAAGGCGTGTTATGACAATGATAAACCAGCTATCCAAGATGCAATAGGTGATGTACTGGTTACCCTGATTAACTACTGCTATATGGTAGAGGAGGATATTGAAAGCATTTTTTTAAGAACATTAGCTATGAAACTTGAAACTGAAAAAACTTTAGTGCACTTAGCTATGCAAATAGGGATAATGCTTCCTGAAATGTTTAAATACGAATATAATAAAAATGATAAAAATGAAAAAATATACTTATCCCCTTATTTTTGTTTGTTAATTATATTCAAAGAACTCAATGATATTGCTCTTTTAGAGAACAGCACCCTTGAAGAGTGTCTTAACATTGCTTACAACGAGATAAAAACAGAACTGGAAAAATGATTAACGGTGAATTTGTGAAAGATGAATAAAGATGAAACGACAGGAAAGCTCTCAATTGAGCTGAGAAACAAAGGAAACAACATACATAGTCTTGAGATAACATCAGGATTAAATGACACACAAATAGGTGTACTAACGGATATATTATGTCAAGGAAATAAAGGGGAACATGGAGAAGTCTTTTGTAAATTGGTAGAAGAGACGATAGACACATTGGCAAAAATTATATACGTATATGACCGAAAAATAAAAGGTAAATGGATAACTTTTAAAGAGTAATTTAAAAAAGCTAATGATACAAGTTATAAATAATAAAGGCGCTATAATCAAAGAGCAAATTAACTTAGGTAACATTGATAATTTGAATATTGATGATTTGTTTAAAGATAACACTAATAACAAGAAAATGAAAAATAACAACTACCCCAATTGGCTCGTATCATTGGACATAGCCAAAGAACTCAAAGAAATAGGGTTTAACAAAAAGACTATGTTTTATTTTTTCTCAGCTGATACTACATTTAAATTTAGCATCTCTGAAGATATACCTTTAGATTACATTCTTCCTATTGGTGATGTTGAGTTAGATAACTACAACAGGAAAGGTTTTTACGCTTCAATCCCCACTTGGGAACAAGTCTTTGAGTGGTTCAGAGAGAAAGGTTACCATGGCGTTATAGCCGCAAGAGGAGAAGATGGAGAGAACGAATATTCCTATTGCATTGACTACCTCAATGAGTTGAGTAGTGACTTTGAGCAGGACAGTCACCTCACCTATGAAGAAGCCCGTGAAGCACTTGTAAAAGCACTCATACAAACCTATAAAAACGAACAACTATGAATAAAAAACTCATCGTCCTATAAGGAAAGAAAAAGTTAGGAAAGGTAGTGTTTTGTGAATAATTAACAAATGACAATGTAAAATGTAAGCGTGTTTTGCAAGTATATTTTACACCTGCAAACACGCTTATTTTCAATTAGTTACATTAAAAAATTTGCTTGTAATTGAAATATATTTTGTATCTTTGCGCTATGAATAATTAACAAATCATCATGCAGAAAGAAAGTGTCCTTCAAACGGCTTGTGTCAAGTGGTTTAGATTACAATATCCTGACCTCGTTATATACGCTGTACCTAATGGAGGTAGTCGCAATGTAAGAGAGGCGCAAAGATTGAAAGCAGAGGGAGTGCTGGCAGGGGTAGCTGATTTAGTGGTACTACTTCCACAAGGGAAGAGCTTGTATATTGAGATGAAAGTCAAAGGGAATAAACAAACTGACAACCAAAAAGAGTTCCAAAAAATTGCAGAAAACCTAGGACATACTTACGCTGTATGCTACAGCTTTGACGAGTTTAAGTATATTATTGAAAAAGAGATAAAAAAAATTATACAGCTATGAAAAAAACCAAATCAATTTCAGAAACCAAAAAGACACGAGGGAGACCCTCAAAGCTCCTTACTTGGATAGAAGCGTTTAAGAAGGTAGTAAATGAGGATATTAATGCTATTATATTAACTGATGATGAACTAAGAATGCTTACTAATGATTTGGTTGAAGAAAAGCAACAAGTAGCAGATAGAACATTTGAAAGTTGGAAGGCTGGGGATGTAAAAGACCCTTTATATTTTGATTTTCTGCGCCTTTATAAAAAGGCTCTCACTATTCAAAAAAAGAACTTATTTAAAAAGCTCCAAAGTGATGATGATAAATGGCAGAAGTATGCTTGGATAATAGAGCGCAAGTTTGACGATTGGAACCTGAGAAGTAAGCAAGAGGTAACAGGTAAAGATGGGAAGGACTTACAACCTTTCCAAGTAACAGGGATAATAATTAAATAATCACCTATGCGTAATGTAGTACTTGAGTTTAATAGCAATGGGAATGACAAACAAAAAGAATGTGGCAAAGCGTGGGCTAATGATGATATTGACGAGGTCTTATATGGAGGAGCCAAAGGAGGAGGAAAGTCTTTTATTGGTTGCTCATTAATATTTGCCGATGCTTTTATGTACCCAAACACACAGTACTTTATCGCTCGTAAGCAGTTGAATGACTTGAGACGATTTACCATACCAAGCATTTATGAGGTACTTAATGGATGGGGAATACCACAAAAATCATACAAGTATAATGGGCAGGATAATTATTTTGAATTACATAATGACTCACGAGTATTGTTGTTAGATTGTAGGTACTTACCAAGCGACCCACAATACCAGCGATTTGGTTCAATGCAATTTACACGAGGTTGGATAGAAGAAGGAGGAGAGTTTGATTATGATAGTTATTCGAACCTCAAAATATCAATAGGGCGTTGGAAGAACAAGGAGTACAACCTGAAAGGGAAACTACTTATCACAGCTAACCCATCTAAGAATTTTCTATATAAGAATTTTTATCAACCTTACAAAGCGGGTACATTGGAGCAATGGAAAGCATTCATACAAGCATTACCATACGACAATAAGATGTTACCCAAGGCTTATATTGAGAACTTGGAGCGTACATTGAAGGGTGCAGAGAAACAGCGATTATTACACGGACTATGGGAGTATGATGATGATCCGACGGCTCTTTGTGATTATGATAAGATACTAGCTATATTTGAGAATGACCAAATTATCACAGATAAGGAAACATACCTAACAGCGGATATTGCACGATTTGGCTCTGACTTATGTGTTATAGGTGTTTGGAGAGGCTGGGAGCTGATAGAAATACACTCATTGGATATATCAGCAATGACAGATGTACAAGGGCTTATACACACCCTTAGAATGAAACACAATATACCCAAGGGGAATTGTATCGCTGACGAGGATGGTGTAGGTGGAGGGGTAGTAGATAATACGGGTATTGTTGGGTTTAAGAACAACAGCTCCCCTCTTGATGAGAATGGACAAGCTACCAGTTACAAGAACCTGCAAACGCAATGCTTATATAAGTTAGCCGAGCGTATCAATAACAATGGCATATATATTAGCGCTGAATTATCAGAGAAGACAAGGGAGCGTATTGTAGAAGAGTTGGAACAGATAAAGAGCGATAATAAGGACGGGCAGCGGCTATCTGTGATTAACAAAGACACAGTGAAGCAGCACATAGGACGAAGTCCTGATTATAGGGACATGCTACTGATGAGAGAGTATTTTGACTTGAAACCTAAAAAGACATTCAGACCAATATTTAGATGACATTATTACAATATTTACTCATGCCAGCCGAAAGGCAAAAGGGAATCACTCTTATCTTAGAGGTGATGAAGCCTTTGCCTTTCTTTTATCGTGGCTTATGGTGGTGGAAGAAAAGGCATGGAGTGGAACGATTGACAGATCTCACATGGGGCGAGGTGCGAGCGGTGATTGACCTGTTAGGCAGTGGGGAGCTTCCTCAAGTGGTAGAAGCTTTCAGATTGGTATATAAAATAAAGCACCCATCGAGAATGAATGTATATCGCTTTTATGCTTGTATTAAGCACCTAACGAATGAAGTACAGCGAGTGATTGAACATGAGCAGCGAGCACTACAAGGAGAGCCAAGCCCTTACGAAGCTCAATTACAGCAGGCAGGGGTGGAGCAATTGCAGCCTTTCAGAGATTTGGCAATCATAGACACATTGGCACAAGGGGATATATTGAGGTATGAACAAGTAGAGGCATTACCTTATGAGGTAGTATTTTACACCCTCTATTATAGAACTGTAAGGCAGAATATAGACAACAGGTTTCAACAGATAATGACAAAGAAATGATACGATTAATAATTGACAACAAAGAGGCTGATTTGCTTAATAACGATTTCACTTGGAATATGCAGTGTGCTGATTTCTTCTCTTTTGACACACGGCAATTCTCCTGCTCGGATGTGATGTACCTCCCTATGAGTAGCACCAACAATGATATATTCGAGTTGGCAGGTATAGTAGGGAGCGTAAGTGATAGACCACAAAGGGCATTTGATGTGGAACTACTCATTGATGGCATTCCGATAGTAAGAAATGCTAAGGGCTACCTTATGGGAGTACAGAATGATACCTATAAATTTGCCTTTCATGAAAGCACAAAGGATATATACCACTGGTTGAACCTTTATAAGCTGTCTGATGTGATTGGGGACAAGTTAAACCATAATAAGACAAAGGAGGTAATAGAAAAGACTTTTAGAAATTATCAAAGGTATATACTTGCAAGTAATGAACCTTTTGACGATGGCTTTCTATATCCTGTAGCAGAGTATGGAGGAGATACATTACATAGAGGATTTACGGATGTATTAGGGTTAAAATCTTACAACTTCTATTACGCCCCTCCTGCTATACATGTGCCTTGGATATTTAAGGAGGTACAGCGGATGTCAGGGCATACATTTGAGGGGAGTTTTTTTAACACGGGTACTTTTAAAACATTGTTTATAACCACCTCTCAGGTGATTAATGAGAACGCCCCCGCGGGTACATTAGTAATCCTTACACAAGCGGGACAAAATGAAAAAACATTAGTAAAAGAAATATCAGATAGGCAGGGAGAGTTGTTTTTGACAATGAACTCATATAGCAGCCCAACGTATTTTAGAAAAAAGCAAGATAAGGACTATATCTATCAGATACCAGCTGATAAGTTAGGTACATGGGATTTAGTGCTGTCAGGCAGGACACAAGGAACAGAAGATAAAAGAATTATGTCTTATGTGGAAATATACAAGAATGACGACACTACTCCTATTTGTTCCACACGAGGAGGAGTTGGAGGGTATGTAACACAGCATAACCATTCAGGTAGTGGTTGGAACTTTGCTATAAGAATACCTGATTATTTCGCCCCTAATGATAAGATATATATAAGGCTGTTGGCTGAAGCGGATAACGTTCAAGGAAAAGAATTAGCCACACATGATTTGAGTTTCAAAATAGAGCAGACCTCAAGGCAGTTTCTTAACCATTTAGTATCTGAACTCTCAATGTTAGATCTTTTCAAGGAATTACTGATAATGTTTGGGCTTACACCTATGAAGTTAAGCATTGATGATGAAGTGCAGCATTTTTACACGCTTGACGAAAGGCTGAATGATGCTCCTATATTGGATTGGTCTGAAAAATTTGTCAAGGTTATCAATTTGGAGTTTCACGCTCCAACAGCCTCCTATGCGAGGCGTAATCACTTTAAATATAAGAAGTATGATGAGCAGGTACTCAATCAAGTGAAGGCGGACGGGGTGCTTGTGGTAGATGATGAGTTACTAACATTCAAGAAAGAAAGGGAGGGTAAATTCTTTGCAGGGGTGGATGATGATAAGACATTAAACACTGTGCTAAAAAGCACATTAAACACTGGTCGCATTAACATTCCCTTGAATGATTTCTACTTTTGGGAAAAGGAACTGAAGGAGAAAGAGGAGGGAGGACAAAAGACAATAGAGACCATCTATAAGGCAAAGGACGGCCGCTTTCATATATTCAATGTAGAAAATTACGATAATAACATTGATTGGGGATTTCCTCCAGCCAAAGGAGTGATAAAGGGAGGTAATATAAATTCAGAAGTATTTACTTTCCCAGTAAGCAGGGCGGACTTTTGGGATTTACGCTGGAACAACCTTATTAGGAACTATTACAGTGGCTTTAATGACATTCTCAATCACATGAGAGTATATACATGCGAGATAAACCTTAATGCCTTGGATATATACGAGTTTAACTTTTTCAAGCGTATCTATATAGCCCAGTTGGGAGGGCTATTTTTGCCCAACAAAATCACCTTTAAGACAAACACCCTTGCGGTGGTGGAATTAATTAAGATAGAACCAATAAAGTAAGTGTATGGCAACAACAATCGCACAATTAGACATAGATATAGATGAGGTTACTAAGAAGGCGGGAGAGACTCGCAAGCGACTCATGGAGATAGCTGAGGAGATGAAAAACCTCAAGAAGAACTTCGCAGAGGGAAATATTTCAGTGGAGGAATATACGCAACAACTATCACAGCTCACAGCTGTACAAAAGGAAACTCAAAAAGACTTGCGTACTTATGAGAGTATTATGCAGGCAAATGTAGCAGCTAATGACAAAGCTATGCAGGCAAATAATACACTTACTGGATCTATTCGTGAATTGTCTGCGGCCCTTTCTCAAAACAAAAAGATATACTCGGAATTGTCAGCAGAGCAAAGAGAAAGTGCAGAGGGTAAAGCCTTATTAGCTACTATACAAGAACAAGATAAGGCGTATAAGGAGCTACAGAAGAGCATAGGAAATACACAAGTAGAGGTCGGTAATTATAAGCAGGCAATATTAGATGCTTTGGGTGATAATAATTCTTTTGGTGTGTCCATCAATGGGATTATAGGGGAGTTGCAAGCAATGAAAGATAAGATGTCAGGGCTATCCACTATTATCCTTAACTTCATCAACCATAATACCCTTTCAGCCAAAGCGATGAATGCCACTGCGGCAGCAACAACAAAAAGCTCTTTAGCAATGAAGATATTCAGGGGGGCGCTTATTAGCACTGGGATAGGTGCTATTATTGTGCTACTTGGTAGCTTAGTGGCGTATCTCACGAGTACTCAGGAAGGGATAGATAAGGTTGCGAGGGTAACCACTCCTTTAAAGGTAGTATTTCAAACCCTATGGGGTGTAGCTCAGAATATGGGAAAGGCATTGGTAGAGGCTTTTACCAGCCCTAAGAGGGTGCTTGAAGATTTGTTAAAATTCATAGAAGGGCAAGTAATGAATCGTATCAATGGGGTGGTGAATGTATTCAAGGGATTAGGTAGTATCCTTACAGGAGATATAAAGGAAGGATTCAAGCAGGTAGGTGAAGGCACTCTACAGACAGTAACAGGAGTTAAAGACTTGACCGGAGAGGTTAAGAAGTCCATAGAGTCAATGAAGCAGATGGGCAAGGAGATGAAAGATACCATCAATGAAGCACTGGAGCGAGGAGCAAGGATAGAGGAAATAAATCAAAAACTATCAGCTTCTGAAGCTGACTTTATAGAACAAACAGCCCTCCTTAAACAGCAATTCAAGGAGCAGAACAAGATAGCAGAGGACACAACAAAGACCTTCCAAGAAAGAGAGGAAGCAGCAAGGAAGAGTATAGAGATACAGAGAAGCATTAATACATTAGCAAGGGAGCGCAATGGATTAGAGCAAGAGTTGTTAAATCTCAAATTTGCCAGCAATGACACAAGCGATGCAGATAGGGCAGAGTTGGCTCGTAAGAAAGCGGAATTAGCTGAAAAGACGGCTGCAATGTTGGAAGCAGAAACGACACAGAATAATAAGGTGAATACGATACATAAGGCAATGCTTGATGAGCAGAAGAAGCAGAGAGAGGAGGCTAATAAGCGATATATGGAGATACTTAAGGAGCGATTAGCAGCAGAGAAGCAGGCAATTGATGTGTATGTAGAGAGTAATTCCGTTGTGGCTAAATCCTTACAGGAGCGATTACAGATAGAGGAGAAAGGCATGAATGATAGGTTGGCTGTACTTGAGGAGGAACGAAAGAAAGGACTTGTAAGCCGTAGGGAGTACGAGGCACAGAAGAGGAAGCTGGAGCAGGATTTTTCAAAGACAAAGGTTGATTTGTCTGTTAATGCTGTACAGCAGGAGTTGGCCATGTATGAGCAGATGAACCAATCTAAGATAGCTAAAGAAGGAAGACTAACAGCAGAGATAGTAACACAAGAGCAACAGCGGCAAGCGGCTATCTATCAGATGAAGGTGGAGGCATTGGAGAAGGAGAAGCAACTCAAAGAGGAAGCGAACCAATGGGATTATGCACAGCAGCAAGCACATGAGCTAGCACTGTTACAACTCAAGCAGGAATATGATAACCAAAGTATGGAATTGGGCAAGCAACTCAAGACGCAACAACGAGAGGATGAAAAGACTCAGAGTGAATTAGATTTTCAGGATAAGCTCCTTAAGATGCAAGAGGAGGGAGCACACCAATGGGATATAGAGGCAGAGCAGATGAGCCAGCGACACACTCAGGAGATGCAAGGCATTGAGCAGCTCCTCGCTGATAAGAAGATAACAGAAGACCAATACCAAGTAATGAGAGCTAATACAGAGAGAAAACATGACCTTGAGATATTAGAGCACCGCAAGAAGGTAGAAGAAGGAAAGATGCAATTAGCAAGTACTACCTTTGGACAAGCAAAGCAACTCTTTGGAGAGCATACAGCCATAGGAAAGGCAGCCGCTATAGCAGAGGCTACGATTAACACGTACTTAGGTATTACCAAGGCACTATCAGCATACCCTCCTCCTTATAACGCAATCATGGCAGGTATAACAGGAGCGATGGGATTTATGAATGTCAATAAGATAATGACGACAACGGTTAAATATGCAGAAGGTGGTCCTGTTAGTGGTAGGAGTCATGCAGAGGGTGGAGTGCCTTTCTCTGTGGCAGGTGTTGGCGGCTACGAAATGGAGGGAGGAGAATATGTGGTCAATAAAAGAGCAACAGCACGATACTTCCCTATTCTTGAGCTTATCAATAATTCTACAAGGCATGGAGGGCGTAACCCTTTCTATTTTGCCCAAGGTGATATAGTAAGACAAGCTAAGGTTAGCACTCATATAGACCTTACAGAGCTGACAGAGGCAGTAAGAGCAGGAGCACTACAAGGCACACAGCAGGGAGCATTCGAAGGTACTCAGGAGGGTGCATATCAAGGAGCACGAGAGGGATCAGCACAAGGAGCCTATGAAGGTGCAACAGATGGCACTAGTGAAGGCATGGTTAGAAGGGGGGTAATTGCAAGTAACAATATGAATTTCTTACCAATCCAACAAATATGATAAAGTTAAAAGCAATACTTAAGGGTTGGGATAATTACCTATTTCCTAACCCTGAAACAGAAACAAAAGCAAAGGAACGGGCGCAAATATGCGCTCAGTGTCCTCATGCTGTGAAGGGTACTTACCAACAATTCATGCCTGACTACACCCTGAAAGAGGTAGAGGGTATGAAGTGTGATGTATGTGGGTGTCCATTATCGACACTTCTAAGACAAGATGATAAGAAATGTGAATTAAATAAATGGGAATGATAGTATACGATCAACTTAAAGAGATAGAAGCAGGGATGAGGGAGGTATACAAGAAAGGGTATAATATTCCTTGTACTGTATTCCGTGATATAGAGCTATATGAAAGCTATAAGAGTATGACTACTCCAAAGATGGATAGGTATGTAATATTATCTGAAGACTTTCGTATAAGTGTAGGAGCAGTCCGATTAATCATTGCGAGAATGTCAAAAAAAATTTAGTGCTAAACTTACCACTAAGTTTAACACTAAAAATAAATATTATTGATTTTTAATTAGTTATATAGTTTTTTTTGTTTGAGTATTAAAGAGGTCAAGCAT